GCGCACCGCATCTACGTTGAGCGGATCGCTCCCCTTCATGAGCAATACCTCTCCGAGCAGAACGCAGGGGGGAAGATGAGGGCATCCATGGGCGACCTCTATGAAGACGTGGCACAGGCAGTCATCTATGCTGTCGATCCGACCGTGGTCTGCAAGCACAACGACTATATCATGATTGAGAGCAGAGGGGGCAAGCATTACAAGCGCACGCAGGTGGACATCCACGCATACAAGGACGGCGAGTTGGCGTTCATCGTGGAGGGCAAGACCTACATCGACTCATCCATGCTGGACCGTGCCTGCAGTGAGTTCGATAAGATCAGACGGGTCTACCCTGGCATCCCTGCCGCTGTGTTCTCTGGGCAGGACGCCACCGACCCTGACTCTGCAGCATGGTTCGCTGATGAGACTGACCACCAGGTGTTCATCGTGAACACTACCAAGCAACGCAGCAGCAGCGCCCCTGTGTTTCAGACCGCCGACCCATTGGACACTGTAGCACTGCAGCAGTTCGCCGCATGGGTTGCCGACTGCCTGGCGAAACACTGAAATTTTGGTAAATCCGACAGGGGGCAGTATTTTGCCCCTAGTACGGGTGTACCCGCCCCGCCGTACCAAAAAAGTACCTTCTATTCAGTCTACAAAGTGTTACCCACACGGTCTCAAATTGCCTCTCATATTATTCGTAAAACCAAAAAATTCCGCCATGAAAATTTTACCCACAAAGTTCCCACGTTATACCGTCTCTGATACTGGAGTAGTTTTCCGAGATGGCAAAGCTTTAAAAAGTCATGACAGGGGCAACGCTGTCAAAAAGAACCCATCAAGGTATCAGGCAGTGAACATATCGATCTATGATGACAACGGAAAGTTTGCGAAACAGATAAAGTATTATGTGCATCGCCTCGTTGCCGAAGCATTCATAGAAAATCCAAATAATTTATCAGACATAGACCATATCGACGAGAATAAAGAGAACAACCATGTTAGTAATCTCCGATGGTATACAAGAAAGCAAAACATGGAACGCAATGGACTACCAGAAGGTACTCGAAGAAAACGTGGAAAGGGACGTGGAAAGGGAAAGGAGTATGGAAGTACCTATGAAAAGAAAGATGGTAAGTGGGTTTTAGTTCCAAATCCAAATAGAGGTACACCATGGAATAAGGGACTCAAAGGGTCTTCATGGAATACATTACCTGATGGAACTGTTAGAACAAGAAAAGTAAATGGAAAGACTGGAACGTTTATAAAAGAAAATGGTAAATGGGTTTATCAAAAGAAACCCAAGGAACCCAAGGTTTATCAAAGAAAAGAAAAGGATCCTGATGGAACAATTAAACAAAGATCAAATGGTTATTACTATATTAGAAGAGATGGTGAATGGTGCTACTTACGTAAGAAAGACTATGCCAAATATGGAATTAACCCTAAATAAATTTACCCCTATAGTTGAATCATGAAAGACTACGATGGATACCTGAATAGGCAAGCAGAAGTCCTCAACGAATTTGACGACTTTTGTGAACAATTTGAGAAACGCGCCGCCGAGCAATTTAAGAATGCAGACAAATCAGATGAAAGATTCAAACTCCTCCGAGAAATCGCAAATGAACCTGGAGCAAGTGCTGGAGATAGCATTCCAGGAGATTCGGGAACTGAAAGCTGAAGTAGAGCGTCTAAAATCTCCACAACTCATGTACAGACGCCCTGGTGCTAAAGCACATGAGAAAGTAACAGATTACTTGGATGATGTAGATGCCCGCTTAAAAATTTTAGAATATTCTGATAAGTAATGGCAATCCTCATACCTAGTGGTCAATCCTTTACCAATGTTGGTGGTATGTGGAAGATGCTGCCTGCCCCTGGACCCTTTGTGTTGCCCGACATGAGGAGAGAGGGGCAGGAGATTAATATATACGAGACTGCTGGGGTAGTGAATGTTACTGCTCAAGCGAACTTGGTATGTCCTGGAGGAACACCTGGTCCCTCACAACCTAGTCCCGAGTTAATCACAGGTATCAGTGTCAGTGTCTATCAACCTGGTGTTATAGTCCTGAAAGGAGGAGTATCTACCATTCCAGAGATGAGGGACGGTACTGATGCTGTGAGTATGGGGAGCATCAGTGTAGCACCTGGGGTCACCACATTAGTGCTGCCGATCCCTATCATTGGCAATTACACGGAGAAGTGGTTATATGATAGTGAGGCAGGTTTCATTGAGAGTTATAAGGGATTGGAGGTGCCAATCGCACAAGACAATGTGAGAAGTTCATCATTCTTCAGTGGACAGGGTAGGGTGAAACCTATATCGCAAAAAATGAGGACCGAGCCTCTGATAGCACGAAAGATACGTGGAACAGGTGCGAGGAACTTTGCATATCAGAATTCTGTAGGTAGAGAGTTATATGGACCTGTAGGTCATGATCTTGCACAGCAGAATAGTAACTATATGTGGAGTTATAGACCCTCCCTTATAAAAACTCTGCGTTATCATTATCTAATCACTGTAACGAGCACATGTCCACCATATACTTGGACATTCCCTGCATATGTGGATGTGGACAATAATTGGCGTCATCATAAGTCTAGGACGCTACATAGATTGTCTAGACAACGTACTGCGACTGAAGGTATTGTAGGAACAACTGGAGGTAACCCCTAATGGCAGCAGGATCAGGTATAAGCAGAATCAAAGACCTAGAGAGTGGTCATCAGTGTTGGCCACCTGTACCTGTCATTACAGGGTCTCTGAACGTCTTTGTAAACAAGAAGCAAGCATTGCGTGTAGGTGATGTAACATCAGTGCATGTATGTGGCAATAACCCACCTCATACTGATAAGTGTGTCAAGGGATCGACGAAAGTCTTCTGTAATAAGAAATCAATCATGCGTATTGGTGATGTATTGTCATTTGGAGCAGTAATGACACAAGGGTCGCATACGGTGTTGGCAGGTGGGTAAATCTGTGGTATAATATTATCAGTTCATTATTGATCAATGGCAAAGGTTAAAAAGTCTCTTCTTGGACAACAGTTTATTGAGTCCCAACCGAAGAATACTCGTCAGGGTAACGGAAGGAACACCAAGTATGCAGCAACATCCCGTAACAAGGCAAAGAAGCGTTATCGGGGTCAAGGTAAGTGAATCTAATTTGCAATCTTCCTGCTCAAAAAGTATGGGTTCGTAAAGAATACTTACGAGACCATCAAGATGGACATGGGGAGTTTGTAGAGGGCGTTTGGGTATGCGCTAAAAGCATACCTGGACGTGCTTTTTACTTTGAGACATACTTACCTACCTATGGTGCGATGTATGATAAACTCCCCATCAGTGCCTTTGTAAGATCGCCCAAAACTCCAGACGTAGACATGAGTTTGGAGAATCTGCAGTTTTGGAATTGTATGGATTATGGGGTAGCATGTATGAGCAAAGGGTTTGTGGCATCTATGGACTGCGAAGTCTTTACTAGAGACCACGGATTGATGCGAGGACAGTATCTGTTTACACTAGATAACTACCATGCAAACATTGACGTTATAGATAATAATGTGAGTGAGGTGCCACAAGAGCACAAGTCGCATAATTGCATCGCTTTAAACAACGGTCAGTATGCACTATATCCTAACAATAGAATGCGCTTGTATGACCTCTCTATAACCCCACAGGACCCTCAATTCCCTGACTTCAAGGTATCTACCATAGAATACCAAGTAGAGGCAGGAATCGACTGGGGACGACTTGGGGACACTGATGACTACTTCTGGCAAACACCAAAGGAGAAAGAAAATGGGTAATTCACCTACCGACAAAAGTAAAGATTTTATCAAGTCTGGAATGACCCTGATCACACAGGTTGACTCCGACAAGTACCTGAAGAAACTGAAGAAGGAAGATCAGAAAAAGGACCATAAATAAACAATAAATCGTCTTATTGTGCCTAGTCAACAGTCTTTTAAAGATTTAAAGGTATCCTTCAAACCACATCCTGTAACAGGAGATTTGATGGTTGCTAAAGACGACGCTGCTATTAAGCAGGCAGTTGTCAATCTTATCATGACTATACCTGGGGAAAGACCATTCAATAACAAGTTGGGTTCTAGTCTGAATACTTTATTATTTGAACCGCTCGATTTTGCAGTAGCATCTCAAATTGAGAGTGAAATTAGACTAGTTATACGACAGTTTGAACCAAGAATCGTCGTTACTGATTTGCAGGTAGAACCCAACTTTCTTGATAATGCTTTTGATGTCCATCTAGAGTTTAGAATTCGTGGTCGTCAGGATGATCCTACATTTGATCTCAACTTCCTCCTTCAGAGAACACAATGAAGTATATTCAAGTCAATAATTTAGACTTTGCAAACATCAAGTCTGCTCTCAAAGACTATCTGCGAGCGCAGACTGATTTTACTGACTATGACTTCGAGGGTTCTGTATGGAGTAATGTCCTAGACGTTCTGGCATATAACACTTACTACACCGCGTTCAATACGAACATGGTGGTAAACGAGATGTTTTTGGAGTCTGCCACACTCCGTGACAACGTAGTCACTATTGCAAAGCAACTTGGATATA